TCCTTATGAAAAAACGTTGATGATAGATAGCGATTTTCTTATAATGACAGACGTCCTAAACAATTATTGGGAAATCAATCAAGATGTGTTATTAGGTCAACGATTTAATGATATACAAGGTGATCGAAAGGGATATCTAGATGATTGGATCAGCGAAACAGGAGTTCACCTTTATTGGGCAACTACAGTAATGTTTACTAAAAACGAAAATAGCAGAATATTTTTTAAATTAATTGATTTTATAAAAGATAATTATAAATTTTATGCAGACCTTTTTAGATTTGATCCTAGACAATATAGAAACGATATTACATTTAGTATAGCATATCATATATTAAATGGTTTTGAATTTAATAGATATTCTTTGCCCGCAATTTTAACTTTGCAAGGAAAAGATATATTGGAAAAAATATATGAAAACGGAAGAATGATATTTTCAATCAAATATTGGAATGATGATTTATCTTTTTATCTAGCATCGATAAAAGACCAAGATATTCATATAATGAACAAGCAAAGTATTATTAGAAATTACGAAGGATTAATCAATCTATGAATTTCGGATATTTAATAATTGTTTCTAAAAATGAATCTGTTGATTATTTAAAATTAGCATATGTTTTAGCCTTGAGTATTAAAAATACTCAAAAATCGGGATATGATAAAGTAGCATTAGTTATAGATAATAAGACTTCATTGGAAAAAATTAAATCATCTTGGGTATTTGATCATATAATAGAGTGGAATCAGGAAACGTTCTGGGACGGAAGATCCTGGATGGATAAATTAACTCCTTGGGAATATACAGTATGTTTAGATGCAGACATGCTATTTTTAAGAGATTACAGCCATTGGATTGATTATTTTATAGAAAATTGCGAGTTGTACGTTCCGAATCGAAGTTTTACATATAGAGGAGAGGTCATTACCAATGATTTTTATAGAAGATGTTTTACTAAAAACGATCTTCCTAATTTATATTCTATGTGGACATGGTTTCGTAAAGATTCAAAATTAGTCGAGGAATTTTTCAGTCTAGGAAGATACGTTCTTAAAAATCCTAAAGAATTTAGTAATTTATTCTTAACTGAATTTAAACCTAAGGTGATAGGCACAGACGAAGCGTTTGCATTATCATCTAAAATTCTAGATATACAAGATGATGTTTCTTATGATTTAGAATTTCCTAGAATCGTACATATGAAAGGTGAAATACAAAACTGGCCCTGGCCTGCCGATAAATTTACAAATCATATAGGGTTTTATTTAAACAAAGATGCTCGATTAAAAATAGGAAATTATCAGCAGTACGACATTGTTCATTATGTAGAAAAAGATTTAATTACCGATGAAGTAGTTAGCATTCTTGAGGAGATAGCGTGGAAGACGCGATAAAAGATTTAATAGAATGGATGCAGAGTCTTCCTGTAACAGAGATCAGATACTATGCTGTATTTGATCCTGCATCCGGCGGTATTTTAGGTATCTATCCGGATCATTCATGTCCGTCTGTTTCTAATAAAATAGAAGTTGATGAGGAGATTGCACAATCAGTTCTCGAAGGTAAAACATTATTAAATTCGTATGTCGTTAACACAGATGATAATTCTTTAGAAATTATTGAAAATAAAAGTCTGACTAAAATTGATGATGTTTTACATAGAATAATCGATTCTTCTTGGTCAGATATCTCAGATCCGGATGTAATAATTTCTGTTTTTTCTAAAAAAATGATAATAAAATTATCAGATAAATTTTATAAATCTAGAAAAATTTATTGGGATGGCAGCACAGAAATGTTATTTCTCGTGACCGATTATAATGATCCAAACGGATTACACGAAACTTTTTCGACTACTGTGGATAATTTGTTCAATTCGAAAATCATAGAATTTGAAATCAATGTTCCTCTGAATTTTAGTATCTATACCAGAAGAATTTTTAAAAATTATGTAATGAATTATGAAAATAATTGAATTTGATGTAGTTTTTCTAAGTTATGATGAACCTAATGCAGATCTACATTATGCTGATCTGTGCAACAAAGTTCCTTGGGCAAAGCGTGTTCATGGTGTAAAAGGCAGTGATGCAGCGCATAAAGCCGCAGCGGAGTTATCGGAAACTGATCGATTCGTCACTGTAGATGCAGACAATATTGTCTATACTTCTTTCTTTAATTTAGATTTGGATCTTAAGAAAGAAATTGACGTATATAGTTGGGTAGGAAAAAATATTATTAATGGTCTTATGTACGGTAATGGCGGAGTTAAATTATGGAAAAAAGATTTTGTTCTAAACATGAAGACTCACGAAGCCAGCAACAGCGATCGTGCTCAAGTAGATTTTTGTTGGGAAAAAGGATATAGACAATTTCCAGATTGTTTTAGCGATGTAATTATTACTGGTTCTCCATTCCAAGCATGGCGAGCAGGATTCCGTGAGGGCGTTAAGATGACCTTGCTCGATGGAGTCAAAGTTCCACCGCAAGAAATTAAAGAACGTATTTGGTGGCACAATTTACATAGATTGAAGCAGTGGGCAACAGTTGGATCACATGTTGACAATGGAAAGTATGCCGTTCTTGGAACTAGGATGGGAACCTGGATGACTAATTGTACAGATTGGGATTATGTGCAAGTTAGAGATTTTGAAGTATTGAAAGAAATCTATGAAACTCAAGTAAAACATTTAGATATAGAACATGACACACAAGATTTAGGAACGAAAATTAAACACGAATTGGGATTCAATTGGCCATATCTAGATCCTAAACAAAGCGAATATACCTATAATCTTTATATAGAAACCATAGAATTATCAAAAACCTATTATAGATCCTCTCATGAAATATGATCTTTTCTATGTCAGCAAAAATCAAATAAACGAAAACGACTGGAAACTATTTCAAAGTCGATTTCCGCTAGCACAGAAACTTGAGAATGTTGATTCTTTAGATAAAATAAAATCTAAATCTCTGACTAAATTTTTCTGGGTGGTTTGGAACGACCTAATAGTCGAAGAAGGTTTTTCTTTCGATTATACGATAGAAATTTGGGATCGTTCTTATGTTCACATATTTAAAAATAAAGACTTTTTTGATGGAATTTGTATTTTTTCTAAAGAACATAATGTTACAAATAGAGAATTTTCTTATAGACTCTTTTTAAATAAAAAAGAAATAGATATAGTTGCATCTCGTCCTCGACAATTTGAAAAATTTATCATAGACACGTATGATGATTATATCGATGCTTGCGACAAAAGTAGAATGGAAATGTTTTGGATGATACCTAAAGAAGTAGAGGTTTTAGATTTTGACTTTGATCTTTATTTTAATCATCATAATTTCTATGATAGAAATATGAATCATGTATTTCAACATAAGTTTAGGAACGAATTAACTTACAACGGAATCTCCTGCATTCCTAAAAATAAAAAATTATCGAAAAAAGAAATTGATTTTAGATTTCCTATCGAAAAAAAACAATACGAAATCGTTGCATCTAAATTAAAATCTTATGATATTGTTTTTATCAGTTATAATGAGCCTAATGCAGATGAAAATTTTGAAAAATTAAAATCGAGATTTCCTAGAGCAAAAAGAGTGCATGGTATAAAAGGTATACATAATGCACACAAAGCCGCTGCTGGAATAGTAGAAACAAACATGTTTTATGTAGTAGATGGCGATGCTGAAATAGTAGATGATTTTGAATTCGATTATGAAGTATCTAGATACGAAAGAGATATCGTTTTTATTTGGCAATCTATTAATCCTATAAATGATTTGGTGTATGGATATGGCGGAGTAAAATTGTTACCCAGAGATTTAGTTCTTTCAATGAATACAAATACTGTAGATATGACGATGTCGATAAGCGATAGATTAAAAGTGATAGAATTAGTTAGTAACAAAACTAGATTTGATACAGACGAATTTTCTACATGGAAATCTGCATTTCGCGAATGTGTAAAACTGGCTAGTCGTCCTGTGGATGAGACATATGATGAGGAAACAGATTTAAGATTGCAAGCATGGTGTAATCTCGGTCGAGATAGATTGTTTGGAAAATATTCTATTGACGGTGCTATAGCAGGAAGAGAGTACGGATATGATAATATCGGAAACAACGATGCGTTATTTAAAATAAATGATTTTGAATGGCTTAAGGACCTGTATGAGCAACGAACAAAAAATATTCATCCTTAAGTCTAAAATTGATGATACGTCTTATCAAAGTACGTCGCGGTCTATGGACATAAGTATACAATGAGCAAAATTATACCTATAAAGAATGAAACATTATGTGCAGTCCCTTGGATGCACTTAAACTTTGAGCCAAACGGCAAAGTGGTGCCGTGTTGCCTCACTAGCCATCATAACTATTTTGCAGGTGACTTAACTACGCAAAGCATCGAAGAAATCTGGAATAGCGATAACATGAAGAAGTTACGCAAAGACATGATTGAAGGAAAGCGTCCTAAGGTCTGCGATACTTGTTTTAACAAAGAAGATGTTACTGGCGTCAGCGGCAGGTTTTATCACAATCGAGACTTTCCTGATGTGCTAGAAAAGATTCCTAGCATTACATTAGAAGACGGAACTTGCACTGAAATGGATTTGAAGTACTGGGACTTTCGTTTTAGTAACTTGTGTAACTTCAAATGCCGTAGTTGCGGGCCACGATACAGCAGTGCGTGGGTGCCCGATGCCAAGAAACTAGGTTACACTGACCAAGAAAAGGTATGGAACATTGAAGGAGTCGAGGATAAAACAAACTTCGACTTCTTAGAAGATCAAATGGATAACGTTAAACGTATCTATTTTGCTGGTGGTGAACCGTTGTTGATGGACGAGCACTGGCATATACTCGATAAACTTGTAGAAAATAAACGTTTCGACGTTAAACTTAGCTACAATACAAACTGTTCAGTTCTCGAATATGGAAAAAAGAATGTACTAGACTACTGGAAGCAATGGAAACTGGGCAAATTAGAAGTATGGCCTAGCATCGACGAGATTGACGAACGTGCTGAATTGATCCGTAGCGGCACAGTATGGAGTAAGGTAGCAGACAATCTCAAAGAAATTGCCAAATATGATAATATTATCATGCGACCTGGCATGACTATCGGTGCATGGAACGTTGCCCGATTGCCCGAGATGATTACTTATTTGACAGACTTGGGTGTTATTAGAAGGCATCCTAATATATATCGATATGTCAACTATAACAACTTCTTTATCAACTTACTGGATCATCCTAAACATTATCATGTAAGTATCTTACCAGACGATTACAGAATGTCTACCATAGAAAAGATAGAATCGTTTATTGTAGAGTACAATAAAAAATACAATACTAGCATAGATTCTATTTTTACACAGATACTTCACGAACTACGCCAGCCATTTAATCTAGAAGCCGCTAAAAAGTTTCTAATAGTATCTGCACAAGTAGATAATCTGAGAAAAGAGAATGTATTCGAAACTATTCCAGAGATGGAGGTTGTTCGCAAAGCGGTGAAAGGTCTATGAAAAATAGTTGATTATATACCCGAACTTGGAGAGTTATTTACTAAATCAATAAAATGAATAAAAAATATTGTCCCTATGCGTGGAATCATTTTTCAACAAATGTTTAAAGTATATCCCTAGATTGTTTTTTAATATCTTGTTTTAATCGATCAACATCAATTTTAAAATCGATCTTTTTAATATCTTCTTTGAATTCTTGAAAAGTATCTACTAATCTCGTAGCAACTAGTTCGTTAGGAAGATCGTATAATTGTTCTTGTATATTGATTTCCCAAACTCTTCCATCGGTAAACTCCATCCGAACCATATCTATATAATAGACTGGCATCGTATTCATATACATATCTTCAAAAATCTCAGGCCACTCCTCGACGAGGTGCCGAGGAGGTTTAAACAACGATTTAGGCATCTGCTGTTTCTTTGACCTTTGAAGATTTCTTTACAGTGGGATCGAGTTCTTCTGCTTCTTTTCGTAAACGTGCTGCTTCTTTGTAAAGAGCATCTGCCTGGCTACGTAAACCTTTAGCGATATCTTTGTCAGTTAAAGTTTCGTTTGCCTTGGCCTGTATCTTAGTAGAAGCAGGTTTCGGTTCACCTACATCTCTGCCCAAGTCTTCTACGGTAGCGACGTCTTCTATAGTCGCATCGGTTTTTTTAGGTGCACCTGATACAAAACTGCAAAGGTCGTCTACGGCGCAATTTTTTTGTTCAGCGATCAATAGATTGAGAGAGTGTAAAGGAATAGTATCGTTGGGAGTAGGAGTCATTAATATCGAATCAGTAGTTACCCTTTCTAATAAGCCGTCTGCTCGAAGGGCTTGTAGCATAGGTCTGCCATCCGAAAACGTACGAGTAAACAGTATCTCTCCGAATTCGAATGATTCCTGTGCTTGATCGCTTTCCACTACTTTCATGATAGAGTCATGATATGAATCAGATAACTGTGCTACAGGTATCACCAGAGCATAGTTAGATTCGCCGGGAAGCGTTCTAAATGCCACCAAAACTTTCGCTCCCGACTTGATAGCTCTTCCGATATGTTTTAGTGCTTTCATATTATTGTTCCTTTTTGCCTACTGCTTCTAAAAAAGCAGATAGTTTGTTGTATGTTTTCCCTACTACTTCTAGTTCAGCGGCTTTGAAAGCGCCTCGTTGCGATGCGATCTCGACAATATTTCTTAAAGCAGATAAGTCGGTGATATTTAGATCAGGACCTGCAGGGGCTTGAGTCGCCGCGGCATCGGTTTGACCAGTAGCAGGAACTTCTTGATTTTGTACGTCTTCAGTCATTGATTTCTCCTTAAATGTGGACAGGCTAGTATAAAATAAGTTATCTCTTTTTGATCTTCAAAACCCGCAAATCTGGATGTTTTAAGTTTGCCATCCTCAGTTACATAAGGACGATCTAACAGATAATAACGACCTTTGAGATTGGAGATAATCCAATCTTCGATCAGGTCATCTCCCCAATCTGGTTTTCCTATATTAACTTTAGAAAAATGAGAAACTTCTGTCGCCATTTTTCTGCAGTTTAATATATCTAAGGCATTGAGATCAAACATAGCGAATTATTTAACACAAATATTTTTTATGAGGATGATTCTTGGATTAATCTTTTGGACATGGCTTTTGAAGATCCCATTTTTTTAACGTCTCCAGAAAAAAGATATAATTCAAACGCTGATTTTTCCGATAATACTTTTATGTAACGTTTTTCTAAATGCCATGGAGTTTCTAGAAATTGATCTAAC